GTCACCTTGCGGCACAAACGCTGTGCGGATCAGCTGTGACAGTGTATCCGGCACATCTTCGTAGAGCATTTTCACGCCTTCAAAGTCGCCGCAGCGGACAAGGCCACGGGCTTCAGCAAGGTCGGAGAGGTGGTTCTGCGGCAGGTTCTGCATCTGAATGATGCGTCCTGCCCATCGGCCTGTGCGGTTGGCACCGTAAAACTGGAACATACCTCTGGCACGACCATCGGCGCAGACCGCAGTCCCCATTGTCTGGTATTTCTTTACCGAGGACTTTGCAAGCTGCTGCCGGAGAGTCAATACCGTTTGCAGTTCCGGTGGTGCGGTTTTCAGCATTTCTGATACAGCCTTTTTGCCGAGAGTATCGGTTTCCATACCGTTGTCCGAAAGCCACTGCTTCATCTGCTGCACGGAGTTGGGATTCTCAAGTGCGGTCAGTTCCTTCATTGCCTGCGTCAGTTCGGAGCGGGATCTGCCGTCCATTTGAATGGCCTGCCGCACAAGCTCCATATCCAGGGCAACACCACGGTCATTGATCTCCTGGTCGATGTGGTATTCGTCCCACACGCTGTCCGGCACGGGATATTTGGCAAGCCGCGTCTGAATGGACATTTCGGTCTCCACATCGCGGATGTTGTATTTTTTGAAAGCCAGCCACTTGTCCGGGGAGTGTGCCGGAAGGTTGCGGGTGCGCTGTCCGTTGGATTTGGTCGGTGCACAGGGCTGACAGAAATATTTGATGAGGTCTTTGCCTTCGGTCAGCTTCTGCTTTTCAAGCCCAAGAACCGCGCCGACACCTTCCAAGGAAAGCGGTAGTCCCATCGTGGCTGCCCAGACCATAGAGCATTTCCACGAGTCCGGCGCAAGGTAATCCCCGGTCGGAAAACCAAGAAAGCGGGACAGGCAGATGCGTTCAAAGTTTGCGTTGAAGGCCCACTTGGTTACGGAACCATCTGTCAGCGCCGACAGGACCTTGGCGGGAATCTGCTCTCCGCAGGCAAGGTCTACCTGCTGCACGCTGCCACCGTCCACACTGTAGGCAAAGAGCAGGATTTCAAATATGGGAGACTCCACATAGCGATAGACACCGGTTTTCGCAAGGTTCTGATCGCTGTAAGTCTCAATGTCGATTGAGAGAGTTTTCATATTCACCGGTCCTTTCGCTTACCCCAATAGGGCGGCAGATCGCTCCGCCGCCCACGGGGTATTGCGTTTTACTCGTGCATATTTTTCATGCGGGCTTCGTGGTATTCCACTTCACGAATAGCACGCTCTTTCTCAAGCTGCTGCTTTTCGGCTTCCCAGGCATCGTCCCTTTTCTTGCGCTCATGGTCATCGATGGCATCAATGACCGAGCGGACAATCCAAAAGACCGCCAGCAACAGATACAGGCTGAGAAGCAGGATGCAAAGAATCGTAGTCAGTTCCATATTCGGTTACCTCCTTAAGCCAGAAAGTCATCATCGTCATCGGTTGCAAAGTCGGACTCGGCACTTGCCTTGCCGCCCAGGGGTTCACCGGCACGGATAAGCTGCAGATTGTTCAGACCACAGGCGATACCCTTGTTGCCGTTGCTGTTGAAAGCATACAGGTTGATGCTTGCACGGCCGTACACGCCGGAGTAAACCTCAGAGCGAGTCAGCACAGGGTTGCGGTCAGCGTCCACGATACCGGGCGCGGTAGCGGAGTTGGCATTGATGAAGTAGGCATTGGCATAAGCCGGATCGTCAGGGCGCTCAATGTCGCCGTCGCGGAGCGGGGTCTTGATGGCTGCGAGGGGCGGTACGATCTTTCCATTGCCCTTCAGCTTAGCCTGTCCTTCCTGATAGGCAGCTTCGATTGCCGCCTTGATCTTTGCGACCGTCTTAGTATCGGACTTGGGGATGATGAGGCTGACACTGTACTTGGGAGTGCCGCCGTTGATGCTCTTAGGCTCCCAGACATTGGCGTAAGACCAACGGGTGTCGGGACCGGTGATGACCTTCATGGGATTGTTGACTCTGTTTGTGTTGGTAGACATATTAAAATTCCTCCATAAAATCTGATTTTGCGGTGTTCATTGCCGGACGTTTATCGCTCTCCGGCACGAGCGTGGGTTTGCCTTGCGGCTTTTTAATGTAGGGAGCGAGAAGCTCATCAAAGCGGGATTTGCCGAGCAGTTTCTGCATGGCGGTGATGCCGAGCACCTTGCGCTCATAGGGGTCAAAGCCTGCGCTTTCAACAGCGGCGGCAACAAAGGCTTCACTGGTGTACTTGCGGTTGGAACGGCCTTCGACCAGTTTCCACCCGCTCCATTCCTTGCCGCTGACAGCCTGCTGAAGGGCATATTCCTTCACATCGGCTGCCCAAGCGGTCAATGCATCGACCTTTCCGAGAATGTCGGCAATCTCATCGTCGTCAAGGAGCGCTGGTTTCTCAAAGTCGTACCGTGCAAGAGCGAGATTGGTTTCTGCGCGTTCTCTGCACTCGGCTTTCGCCTTGCAGAAGCGGCACCACTCGCCGCAGGAGAAGTTGCCCTGTCCCTCGTAGGCAAGCTGTGCTTTCTGCGTCAGTTCCGTGTCTGCCCATTCGAGCAGAGCGTCCTTGGACATCTCGAAGATGCTGATATTCGACTTCCGGGGCTGATAGATGGTCATGCGGACGGTGTCAATATCGTAGATGCCGTCGAAAATCTCCAAGGCACCCAGGGCATAGAGCATCATTTGCGGGTTCCACTCTGCGCTGACCTCGACCCCTTTGCCATGCTTGTAATCGCAGATATTGAGCGTACCGTCGGCAATGAGAATGCAGTCGGCTGTTCCGAAACCGTCCTGCACCCAGTGAGAGAAATCCACCCGCTGTTCGATCATGACCACAGGGTCGGAGCAGGTTTGCTTTGCGGCTGTCAGAAGCTCCGTCACATAGGTAGCGTATCCGGCGGCACATTCCTCCATCTCCTCGTTGTACCAAGAGAGATTTTCGATGGGGCTTTCAGCCGGAATACCAAGTGCCTGCTTGAGCCGGAACTCGCATAGAGCATGGCAATCGCTGCCCTCGGCGGCGTAGTCGCTGCCTTTATCCTCGTAGGCTTCACACAGCCTTGCGGAGGGCGGGCAGTTGAGCCACCGCTCGGAAGACGATGCCGAGAGAATAGCGTGTCCTTTAGGTGGCATCGGTCAGCACCTCCGCATCGGCAAGCAGCGCCTTGTAGTGGACGGGGTCGATGCCGGACAGCTTTGCCGCACCGTACTTCTGGAGCAGCGTGCGGATCTCAGCGGTGTACCCCTTGCGGGACTTGTCCGCAAGAACGGCTCTGACCTGTTCCAGCGTCAGCGCAGGATCGGCAGGGGCGGCAGTGTCAGGGGCTTCATCAGCCGTGGTGCTGAACATCTCTGCCAGGGTGTTTGCCACTTCATTAATAGTGGCTGCGGCGCTGCGCAGGTCTTTGATCGCCATATCCAATTCGCTGATTCTGCCCATTGACGTTGCCTCCTTCCTTGATTTGCTTCTGCTTGAGTGAGCGGTTGATGCTTTTTGCCAGGTTTGCTGCGACGATGATAAACTCCAGAAGGATATCAACCAGTTCCTCGTCAGGGTTCATCGCCTTGTTTTCGGACTCGTACATTCTTTGTCACCTCCCATAATCGGCGGTATCGTTTTGCCTCTTACACTTGCCACCGGACACGGGATTGCCGTTTGGCCCCCAAATCAGAGATAATTTTTTAGAGAATTTTTCAAATGGTTCAAAACCTTATCTCTGCGGCACGTAAAGGCCTTTCGGGAGATGTTTAGTGATGCGGCAGCAGCACGCTCGGAAAGATCGACCATGATGGTTTTACAAATTTCCAGTTCCTCCGGTGCGAGGGTTGATAGAAGAAGATGCAGCGCATCGAGCATCTCAGCTTCCTCAACTTTCACATCGACCTCTGCGAATGCATCTGGTATATCGTCAAGCCAGGGTCTTTCTTCACCCTCGTCGTTTGTAGCGGTGTAATCCAAGGAGAGGGAGTCTCCGGCTCTGCTGAAGGGGCAAGTCACGCAGTCCATGTCACAGTCCAGTCGCTTGGCGACGGGACACACGCAGCGCCCGTGGCGCTGTTGCTTTTTGCGGAAGGCATCAATGTCGCGGTAATAATCGTGGAACTCCTGCTCTGTGCAGGGGATGCGCTCACGGGTGGAACGCAGATAGATGTAGTGCTGATTGTCATTCTTTTGCATTGCTTGTCCTTTCCCGCTTTGGGAAGGGAGGCGGCAGATACAACAAAAGCCGGTGCATCAGATGACACACCGGCTTCGACGCTCGTGAGAAGGCATGACGAATCAACGGTGGTACATCGGATGGCTGACGGAGAATCCGTCCCGGGTTCCGTATGTATCCACCGCTTCGTTAATGGCCACTCACAAAGCGGAGTAAAATTTATTTCGAAGGAGTTACCTTCGATACCAAAATTATATCTAACAATGTCTGAAAACCCGAATCTTGGCGAGTTACAGTGAATAAGCAAAAAATCCCTGCCAACAGTACCTTTCCGATGTTTTGGAAAGGCTGTGGACAGGGATGAAGGTTAATATGTGCCTCTAATCGTAACTCGGTGAGTTACTAACTTTTTTGTGTTTGTTGAGGTAGCCTGAATTGTACAAACAAAAAGTTACACAAAAGTCATTGAAAAAGTAATTACTTTGTGCTATGATGTAAAATAGCATGAATTACAAGGAGGCAAATCATGGCTGAGGTAAAGAAAAGTATCACTCCGATGGAGCATTATAATATGTCAGACTTCCTGCGTGGGCAGGCATCAAAGATTATAACGACAATATCTACCGAAGATAAGGCTGGTTTTGTCTTGAAAAACGGTAAGCCTATGGCGGTTATCATTTCCAATGACCGCTATGAGCGTTTGCTGAAGGCCGGTATCGACCTGAATGAATATTAATTTGGAGGAACGATGTAATGGCACGGACAAAAATCACCGAAGTAATGATGGACGACAAAACGATAGATGCGTCCAAAGAAATCGCCATGGTATTCTCCATTGCAAATACGCTGCGTGGTCCTTATAAGCCGGACAAGTACAAGGATGTCATCATTCCCATGATTATCCTGCGCCGGTTGGAGTGTGCTCTTGCGCCTAAAAAGAAGGCTGTGGTTGACGCATTCAAGAAGAACCCCGCGGCTCCTGCACAGTTGCTGTGTAAAAAATCTGGCTATCAGTTCTACAATACCTGTGAATTTGATTTGAAGAAACTGCTTACCGAAGCACCTGCCATCGTAGAGAATCTGACTTTTTACATTGAGTCCTTCTCTCCGAATGTCCAAGCAATTTTTGAAGAACTGAAGTTTAAGGAAGAAATCAAAAATCTCGACAAAAATAACCGACTGTTGGGTGTTGTCAAAAAGTTCTCTGAACTCGAACTCGACCCCGAAAAAGTCGATAATGTCAAGATGGGCTATATGTTCGAGGAAATCATCCGCCGCTTTTCTGAAAATGCGTCTGCGGGCGATCACTACACCCCTCGTGAAGTTATCCGCCTCCTCACCAGCATTCTGCTTGCTGAAGGTTGCAGTGATATTTTCTCCGAAGGCAGAGAAATCACCGTATTGGACATGGCCTGCGGTACTGGCGGTATGCTTTCTACCGCACACGATTTCATCGTGCGTATGAACCCGGACGCCAATGTGCGCCTGTTCGGACAGGAGAACAGCCCTGAATCCCATGCTATCTGCCTTGCGGATATGCTGATTAAGAACCAGACTGCAGAAAACATCTGCTTTGCTGACACCATGAAGGAGGACTGCTTTGAAGATACCTCCATGCGTTTTGTCATTGCCAACCCACCTTTTGGTGAGGCTTGGGGCGGCAAAGATGCCGGCGATGGTGTTGAAAAAGCGGTGCGCAAAGAATACAAGAAAGGCAATAATGGCAGGTTCCCGGCGGGATTGCCTACAACCGGTGATATGCAATTGCTGTTTATGCAGCACGCCGTTGCAAAAATGCAGAAAGGCGTTGGTAGAGCTGCTATTATCACAAATGGTTCTCCTCTGTTTTCCGGCAATACCACAAGTGGTGAAAGCCAGATTAGAAGATACCTGCTTGAGAATGATCTTATAGAAGCCATTATCGGTCTGCCTTCTCAGTTGTTCTACAATACCGATATTGCAATCTATGCGTTCATTTTGTCCAAGGGCAAGCGTAAAGAACGCAAGGGCAAGGTTCAGCTTATCGATGCAACCGATATGTGGACTCCTCTGAAGCGTTCTCTTGGCAAAAAGCGTAGAGAAATCTCCAAGGAGCAGATTACCCTTATCACTGAGATCTATGCGGATTTTGCACCTGGTAGAAAGACTCAGTGGTGCGAAAAGCGCAAGCACGAATGCGTTATTGAGAGCAAGATTTTTGACCGAGAGGAATTCCTGTATAAGGAGTGGTCTGTGTACCAGCCCTTACAGCGCCGTGGTGTTATCAATGCGGCTTCTATTGAGGCACTTCGTACCAGCGCTTATTTCACCGCCAATACCAACATTTTCAATGAAGCTAAATTTGAGGAATTGGAGCAGACCGATCCTCGTGACGCTACTGACGAAAAGGCATATCAGAAGCAGATTAAGGGTCGCACCTTTACTGCTGCTGTAATTGAGGCGTTGAAGGCGCAGGAGTCTGACAAGGAATACGATGATTTTTCCAAATTCGTAGCAGTACTGAAAAAGGCTCTCGCAGGTATTGAGGGTATGTCGGATTCTCGTCTCAACGGCATTGCCATGGAACTGTCGTTTATTGACAAGACCGCTGTTGTCCAGAAGGACAGAAAAGGCCGTGTGATTATCGACCCGACAACAAAAGACACGGAAATTATTCGCCTCAATCAGGACGAGAAGGCTTATATGGATGCTGAAGTGTATCCGCATATTCCGGATGCGATTTACTTCTATGACTTTGACGAAAGCAAAGCGGAGAGTGCTACCAATAAAGAGAAATTGGGTGCGGAATTCCCGTTCACCAGGTATTTCTATGTGTACCATGAGCCCGAAAAGGCTGATGATCTGCTGGCGCAATTCATGGAATTGGAGTCTTCGCTTACTGCAAAAATTGCTGCCTTGCAGAAAGGGGCAGAATAATGGAAGAGATGAGACAGACTGGCATCCAGTGGATTGGAGAAATTCCAACTGCCTGGAACACCAAGCGAATTAAATATATGGCAACGTTGAAGGGACGCATTGGATGGCAAGGATTGACATCCGAAGAGTACCAGGACGAGGGCGCATATCTTATCACCGGAGTTGATTTTGCTGACGGTGGTATTGATTGGGAAAATTGTGTTCATGTTCCTATGAAGCGTTGGGAAGAAGCTACGGATATTCAAATTCAGGAAGGCGATCTGTTGATTACCAAAGACGGTACTATTGGTAAGGTTGCTATTGTAACGAATATGCCGGGTGAAACATCACTTAATAGCGGCGTTCTTCGTATTGTACCTATCGAAGGATATAGCCAGCGGTTTCTCTATTGGGTGATTAAATCCGATGAGTTTTGGAACTGGTTTAACTACAAAAATGCTGGCAACAGTACAATTGTGCATCTGTACCAAGGAGATTTTGCGGAATTTTTGTATGCGTTTCCAGATTATGCCGAACAGGAAGCAATTGCAGACTATTTGGATGTTCATTGCGGAAAGTTGCAGGCTATCATCACTGAACTGGAAGCACAACTTGCATTGCTGAAAAAATATAAAAAAACTTATATTTCAGAAGTTGTTACACACGGTTTGAACCCCGATGTGCAGAAAAAGAATAGCCATATAGAGTGGTGCGGAGCGACTCCCGAACATTGGGAAATCCTTCGTATGCAGGATATCGCAACTTACAAAAAAGGTCCCTTTGGAAGTGCTGTAACTGTCGATATGTTTATAGAAAAGGGTGAAAACACCTTTAAGGTCTATGAGCAAAAGAATGCAATTCAGGGCGATGCTTCGCTGGGGTGGTATTATCTATCCTACGAAGATTATAGAGGACTTAAGGACTTTTCTGTTGCTCCTGGCGACATAATAGTGAGTTGCGCAGGCACTATTGGTAAGTGTTATGTTCTACCAGACAACATTGAGCCGGGTATTATCAATCAGGCATTGATGAGGGTAAGAATAAAAGATGGGTTCAATAAATCTTATTTTATTTACTTATTCGATGTTGCACTGGAATATATGAATGAAAAATATAGCAACGGTAGTGCTATAAAAAATATCCCTCCGTTCAGCATTTTGAAGAAACAGAATATCTCTGTTCCTCCGTTAGAAGAGCAAGATGCTATAGTAGCAGAGCTGGACTATAAAACGGCACTTATTGATGCAACTATTGCGGAAAAGGAGCGTCAGCTGCTTACCATGCAAAATCATATGGCTGCCGTAATATTTGAGTATGTCACAGGCAAAAAACGAGTAAAGGAGGTTCGGTAATATGCCTATCAGAGCAGACCAGCTGAGAGAAAAAGAAGATTTCCAAAAGTTGATTCTGGAGCGTTTGGAAGAGGATAACAAATTCCGTATCCGTCCCAACACAGCCTATAAGCCTGGGTTGGCAATGGATACCGAAGTCCTGCTTGAGTTTCTGGAGGATACGCAGCACGATGAAATGGAGCGTCTGCGCCGTATGTATAAAGACCGCACCAACGATACGGTCATTAATTACATCAACTCGGAAATCAACAAGGAAAGCCGTGGCCTGATCGATGTTATCAAGCACGGCGTAGAGTTCGATAATGGTGTTACCCTTCGGCTGATGTATCGCAAGCCGGACAGCACCATCAACACCCAGGCTGTTGCGAACTACCGAAAAAATATCTTCTCCGTAATGGAAGAGGTATATCACAAGGCTGACGAACGCATTGACCTCGTTATTTTTCTGAATGGCTTGGCTATCTTCACAGTTGAACTGAAATGCAACACCTCCGGTCAAAGCTACGAGGACGCCATTAAGCAGTACAAGAATGAGCGCGATCCTTCCACCCGCCTTTTCAAGAGCAGGGTTGGCGTATTTGCTGCGTTTGCCATGGACCTGAATGAAGTGTATTTCACCACGGAACTGAAGGGCCCCGATACCTTCTTCAATCCGTTCAACATTGGTGAAAACTTCGGCAAGGGAAATCCCCACAATCAGAACGGCGTGAACGTCTCCTATATGTGGGAGAACATCTGGACGAAGGATAAAATCCTGTTCCTCATCGAGCGTTTCATCTATATCAAAAAGAAAGAGCGCAAGGATGCTGATACCGGCAAAATCAAAAAGTCCAAGGTGCTCATTTTCCCACGTTTCCATCAGCTTCGTGCTGTTGAGCGGGTTATGAACGATGTTATCGAGAACCACACCTCCTGCAATTACCTTATTGAACATTCTGCGGGCAGCGGCAAGACCGAAACCATTTCCTGGCTTGCTCACATTCTCGCGACGGTTCACGATGCCGCCAATGAAAATATTTTTGATACGGTGCTGATTATCACTGACCGTATCATTGTTGACCGTCAGCTGCAAGAGGCCATTCTCGGCATCGAGCACAAAAGCGGACAGGTCAAGGTTATGGATGATAGGTGCGATTCCGAGGACCTGGCTATCGCACTCGGCGGCAACACTAAGATCGTTGTTACCACCATTCATAAATTCTATTACATTCTCAACAACAATCTGCTCGGAAACCTTAAGGGCAAGAAGTTTGCTGTACTGATTGACGAGGCACATTCTTCTACTGAGGGTGTCTATATGCA